ATTCATCAAACCAGCGATCAACTGCGCGGCCGTCAGCTGCCTGGTAATGAATCAAATAGGCAGGGCAATTGTTGAGGTATTCGGCACGGCCTTTAACGTGACCTGTTTCACCGCTGACAGAAATCTTTACCGTCTGGCCTAAACCGTGTTTAAAACTCATTTCTTGGCTCCTGATTGCTTTGCTAAATAACGGACGCGGGCGGCAATTTGTTTGCGCATCGTTCCCACGCCACACTGTGAATGCAGCTTTTCGGCCTTGGCCAGCAGCGCGTCCACGCTCTGCAACAGCCCCACATCCTCGGTGGCCGTGGCACGCGGCACGCCGTGTTCATCAAACAACTGACGCATACCGGCGAACTTGAACCACTTGGCCTGGATCACTTCATACAGCTCCCACTTTTCCGCCACATCGGTAAACGTCCGGGAAAAATAAGGCTCAACAGGGTGGCCATCCCTGGCCTGTACTTCCGCCCATTTCAGGACGGTATCCGCCACAAAGGTGGGGAAATTGCTTTTCAACTCTGGCGGGGTTTCCTGCCCCTGCTCGATGGCGATATCCGCCAAGTTAAGCGCGGCGTCCATGTCGCCCACGTCAAAAAGCCAAATCACACACCATGCCAGGATCGGATTGCGGTACACCTCGCCGCCATTCAGGTACTTTTCAACGGTCGGCATCCAGCGCGGCAGTAATTCATCACGCTTTAATGCCACCTTTTGCGCCAATGTCAGCCCGTGCAACCTGTCCACATCATTGGCCAGCGCCGCGCTCAGAACGTGCAAACTCTCTGCCCCTTCCAGTGCCTGGCGTTGTCTTAACTTCGTTTCTGCCGCAATGCGGGCACTGTGTCGCTGCGCGGGTGACAGGCTCATGTTTACTCTCCGCCTACGGGTTCGGATGGTTCGGCAACGGTGCCGATCGTCACGGCGGACTCATCAATCGCCGCATACAGTTCCATTTCTTCCACGGCATAACCTTCATTGCGAAGATATTTGTTTTCGTACTGCTTACGGTCTTCAACAAACTCCGCTTTACGTTGACGGGTATTACGCTGCGTATAGATATGCAGGTTGCTAAGCGTGGTCACCACCATGCGTTTGCCCGGCATAAACGGCGGGATAATGGCCTGACGTCCAGCGATGGAGTCCTGCAACATCTGCGCGGCGATTTTCTCACTTGGGCGGTCAGCGGCCTGGTACAGACGATACTGCTCAGCCGCGACCAGATCAGAACCGACCAAGACAACCAGACGCGGGTCATTACGGAATTGCTGTGGGATTTTGGTGTTGATCAGGTCTGACGCCATCGCATCCAGTGACTTGTAATCACCGTTCTGATCCAGCGTGACCGCATCGGTCATGATTTGTTTGCCTTTCTCGTACTTGCGAACAATTTCATGCCAGCCAATATTCACATCTTCGCCGTTCGGGTTCTTTTCGTAGTCGGTATCTTTCGCCACACTTTTACCGTTGAAACCAATGCGGAGCATATCCAGCGCAAAAGTCTGCGTGGTAAACGCTGTCACCATCTGAAAGAATTCTTCCTCGGATCCGGCATTTGCCCACATTGAAAGCAAATCCCAACGCAGCGCGGCGCAGGAGTCGGTTTCGACCAGCTTGTACTCATTACCTGAAACGCCGACGTTACGACGGAAACGCCCATCAGCAATACGGCCGGTATGCAGACCAGACGCGCCCACGCTCACCACCTGACCAGAAAGCTGGTCAACATCAGCCACGGTGATCCAGTTCAGGAAATCCGAACTTTCCAGCAGCGCTTCACGTAGCTGCGTTTCCTTTGGATCAGACAGAGAGAAGTAATTTTTTTCCTCACCACCGTCCAGACCGTTAGCCGCCGCAAGTCCCGCGCCGAATTGCTTTAAAAAGCCACGCGCTTTTGCATTTAAAATCATTATTTATTCATCCTTAATCGCTACTCAGCGGTTAATGTTTTTCCCTGGCGAAAGCCTGATAAATGCTTATAAGAACTGGAACGGTTTGCGTGAACCCTTCGGATTCTTATTCGGCAACGTGGTCACCTTTTTATCCAGCTTGCTGAACTTGCTGACGATATTTGGCAACTCTTCACGCAGTCGGGCGAATTCTTCCGTATCAACCACGTCTTTCACGGTTTCAACATCGCTCTGAATATCTTCAACGGTTGAATCCGTTGCTTCCGTTTTTGTTTCCAGCGCAGTGATACGAGATTCCAACGAAGCAACAACCTCGGCCAGCGCCTGTAATTTGTCGCCGTCCTGCGGAGTTTCTTCCTGTGCCGGTTTTTCATCTTCAATACTGAAAAGGCTGCGCCATTTCGATTTATTTTTGTCCTTCCCTGCCATGTTAACTTCCTTAACTTCGTTAATTACCAGCGGATTACTATTACCGATAAAGTAATTGTCTTTCCGCTTATTAAATCGCATTCGCGTAGTGCCTACGCTTGCGGGTTCATCTGTAACGCCCAGCCCTTCCAGGTAATAACGGCCGGTTCCGCGAAAGTTGCCATCAGGCGTTAATTCCACTGACGTGAATAAAAGCTTTCCGTTCCGATTCGCCTGTACCAGTTCAGTGGAAGGACACAACCGTGCATAGAGCTTTACTAATCCTGAGTCATCTTCGCTTGCCGCAACTTCCAGAACTTCACCGGCATTACCACACCAGCGCTCATGCTCTGGCCAAAGTAGTGCGGTATACATATTTTTTGGGTCATATGTTTCCGCCGCGTCAATTAACATATCCCTGGTTAAAAAACGCTTATCAACCGTTTCCCCTTCGGTTGCGATACAGAGCCAATTCGTCATTAAATGTGAATCTGACATACCGGAATTAACCTCCGTTGTTTCCGTGGAATGCAGTATCGCCAATAATTAACCCTGCCGCATTAAGCAGAATTCGGATATAACCCTATATCCGATTGCATCAGATATTTACTTAACGAAATAGCCGAAACATCCCCGCATAATTGCCGAATGGCTAAATACACAGACGAACTAAAAGACGTTGCACGCGCTTTATATTTACGCCGTGCCACGCCAAAGGAAATTGCTCAGGATTTAAATCTGCCGAATGCGCGGATCATTTATTACTGGGCGCAAAAAGGGAATTGGGCTGATTTACTCAGCCATGAATCAACAGAGGAAACCATTGAACGCCGTTACCAATTATTAGTTGGCCGGGACAAAAAAACAGAGCTGGAATTAAAAGAGATAGATGTGCTGATTGCTCACGCGGTGAAACTGCGTGCGCAGACAAATAAACATAAAGAGAAAATGGCCGCCGCTAAATCTGGCAACCAGGGAGGCTATGACAGCCAGGGCGGGAACAGTGACGGCGCAGAGCCGGTGAAGAAACGCAAATATAAGAAAAACGATATCTCCGGGTTATCACAGGAAGACTTTGACGCTTTCGCAGAGGAACATTTATTCGGCTATCAGAAGCACCTGCGCAACAACCTGGCACAGCAGATCAGGAACATCCTGAAAAGCCGCCAGATTGGTGCCACCTGGTACTTTGCGATTGAGGCATTCGAAAATGCGGTCATGACCGGTGACCCGCAGATTTTCCTTTCCGCCTCCAAAGCCCAGGCGGAGGTATTCCGCTCTTACATCGTCAACATCGCAGAGCAGTATTTCGGCGTTGTGCTGACCGGCAACCCGATCAGATTAAGCAACGGCGCAGAGCTGCGCTTTCTGTCCACCAACAAAAACACCGCGCAGTCATACAGCGGCCATTTGTACTGCGACGAATACTTTTGGGTGCCGAACTTCGCCAAGCTTAACGAGGTGGCCAGCGCCATGGCCACGCACGATCATTGGCGAACCACCTACTTTTCAACGCCCAGCGCCAAAACACACCAGGCTTATCCCTTCTGGACGGGGGAAGAATGGAAGCGCGGCGATAAGAAACGCGAAAAAGTGGCCTTTCCTAGCTTTGATGAAATGCGCAACGGCGGCCGACTCTGCCCGGATGGCCAGTGGCGGTACATCATCACGATGGAAGATGCAATTAAGGGCGGGTTTAACCTGGCCAGCATCGAGAAGCTGCGCAACCGCTACAACCGAGACACGTTCAACATGTTGTATATGTGCGTGTTTGTGGACAGCAAAGACAGCGTTTTCAAATTCAGTGATCTGGAAATCTGCGGGGTGGACGTGGCCGACTGGCAAGACCATGACCCCAACGCCGAGCGGCCGTTTGGTAACCGTGAGGTATGGGGAGGCTTTGACCCGGCGCGTTCTGGCGATACCTCCACGTTTGCCATCGTTGCCCCGCCGCTTTATGCCGTGGAGAAATTCCGCGTGCTCTGCCTTTTTCACTGGAAAGGGATGAATTTCGCCTATCAGGCAGCACAGATCAAAAAGCTGTTCGGGAAGTACAACATGACTTACATCGGCGTAGACGTCACCGGCATTGGCCGGGGCGTATTTGAGCTGATTGAACATTTTGCCCTACGTGAAGCGGTGGCCATTCACTACGGCATGGAAACCAAAACAAGACTGGTTTTAAAGATGATCGACGTAATCGGCGCAAAACGCCTGGAATGGAACAAAGATAACCGGGAAATTGCAGCGTCTTTCTTATCCATCCGACACACCAGCACGGCCAGCGGCAACGCCATGACGTTCAAAGCCGATCGCACGGTGGAAACCGGCCACGCCGATGCCTTTTGGGCAATCGCGCACGCCGTTATTAACGAGCCGATCAACTTTGAGCACAAGCGTAAATCTAAATGGAAATTAGGAAAAAAAGCAGCATGAGCAAACGCAAACCATCCCGCCAGGCTAAGAAGGAACAGCCTGACCGTAGCAAAAAAATGAGCATCATCAGCATGGGACGCCCGGAACCCATCCTGACCACCGGCACAAATTACCGGGATATCTGGTATGACAATGAATTCGATCACTACACCCTGCCGATTGACCGCCTGGCACTGGTTCAACTGACGAACCTAAACAGTCAGCACGGCGGCGTGATTTATGCCCGTCACAACATGGTGGCATCGGATTACCTGGGCGGCGGTTTAACGCATGAGCAGCTGCGCGGCGGCGTGTTTGATTATTTATCCTGCGGCGACCTGGCCATTCTGAAAGTGCGTTCGGGCTGGGGTGACGTGGTGGATTTGCTGCCGCTGCCGTCGCTGTATCTGCGCGTGCGTAAAACCGGGGAATTTGTCGTTCTGCAGGACGGCGAACCGTTGGTATATAGCCCGGATGATGTGATTTTCCTCAAACAGTACGACCCGCAGCAACAGATTTACGGCCTGCCGGATTACATCAGCGGCATTCACTCGGCATTGCTCAACAGTGAAGCGACTATTTTCCGCCGCCGCTATTATCACAATGGGGCGCACACCGGGGGCATCATCTACACCAATGACGCAAACCTGACGGATGAAGTAGAAGACGAAATTACCGAACGCCTGGAGAGCAGCAAAGGGATCGGGAACTTCTCCACCATCTTTGTGAACATTCCAGGCGGGAACGAAAAGGCGATTCAATTTATTCCGGTGGGGGATATCGGCGCGAACGACGAATTCAATAACGTGAAGAACATCAGCGCGCAGGATGTGCTGAACGCCCATCGGTTCCCGGCTGGCCTGGCGGGCATTATTCCGCAAAATACAGCGGGTTTACCTGATCCGGAAAAGTCCCGCGCAACGTATCGAAAGGATGAAGTGATTCCGTTGCAGCGCATGATCATGAATGCGGTCAATAGTGACCCGGAAATCCCGTTACATCTGCGACTTAACTTCGCCTTTGACACAACATCAGAGGGTGAAAAATGAGCCGCAACAGGCTAAAATCCTGGGGTTATCACTTCCCCGGAGCCAACACCATGCGCGTGATGAAAGTCATCTGCCCCGAATGCGGCGCGAACTCAGTCATTAAAAAAACGTCACGCAAACACCGTCAAATTTCAGACCTGTATTGTGCGTGCTCTGACTTTGAGTGTGGTCATACTTTTGTAATGAATATGACCTTTTCGCACACCATCAGCCCCAGCGCGAAAAGCCAGGGCAGTTTACTGCGTGGCTTAGTGGAATCGTTGAAATCAGACGATAAGCAAATGTTGCTTTCGCTACTGCAACAAGCCTGAATCACTGCCCCCGCTTTGGGGGTTTTTCTTATCTTTCTGCCGCAGACTTTCCAGCAGTTGGGCATTCAACTCAGCTAACCATCCCAAGGCTAACGTTTTTTCTTCCTGATCACAGTCCCCAATAGCTACCAATCGAGAAAATAAAGCCATCCGTTGCACAGCGATTTCCTCAAAAAATAAATCCCGCATTCCCCAACCTCCTTAACTTATTCACTGTATAAATATACAGTATCTCAAATTGTTACAGAATAAAAGCAAACCGAACGCGCTTTTGCGAGTTTTTACCTTGCATTAAATGCCCAACGCCTCAAACGCACGGTTAACCGCATCCCCCTGATCAGACTGGAATTCATGGCCATCCGCGCACCCCCAGCAGTTGCCGGGTGAATCAAATGACTCATTTTCGGGCGTGACAACCTCCCCACACTCCTTGCAATATGCTTTCCGTCGCCTGACCACCAGCCGGTTGCCCTCTAATTGCATTTCGGTTTCCCGATCCAGCGGCACGATATTGCCCCTGGCCAGCGCTTTGGCCATCTGGTCAGCATTCTGGGACTGAATACCGATGCCCTTTTTCAATTCGGTGATCGTACTTTGAGTAC